CGTCAGGCTCGGTGAGGGTGAGAGCATCGGCATCGCCTACCTCGGTCACCATGTGCCGCCATGCAACTCCTGCCCCAGCCTGCTCGACGTAATAACTCACCGGAGCACCGAACACGCCGGTCGCGCGCAATGCCCTGCTGATCTGCAGTTCCCACTTTACCGTGGCGGTTTGCGTTCCGTTGGTGGACCAGTGGACGTGGACATAAGCCTTGCCGCCGACCTTGATGTCGTGGTTGACGTGGAACGGCGGGCAGAAGCAGTAGTCGTTGAGATCGAAGAGCATCTCCTCGCGAAGACCAGACGGGCCGAAGGCTGTCAGTGCCGGTGCGTTTGCAGCGGGAACTCCGGCAGTGGTGATAGACGACACCATGTCTTTCCAACCGGTCGAGCCTTGACCACCATGCCACCCGCCTGAAGCGACGACTTGATCCCACGAAGAAGTACCGGGATTCCATACATCGAGCGAGCCATCATCTGACGTTCTGGCAATGTAAACTTCGTCACCATCGCCGTCGACGAAGCCAACAACCTCTTGGCTGTCGTTGTACAGTAAATTGTCACCCGCTCTTTTTTGAACCATGACATGAACTCCATTCGATCACTCATTCTCACCCGCGTCACGCGGACTAATCCGGCCTATCACGAGAACGGGTTGTGCTCGACTTGGTTCTTCTGCTGGACCCGGATGTCCCACGGGTTGAAGTCGGCGCTGCCCTGCTGCTTGCGGAACTGCTTCTTGCTCACCGGGTGGGCGAAGGTCAGTGCCAGCGCGTCGGCCTTGTCAGGCGATCGGCCGAGCTTTTCCTTGATGATGCCCTTGTCGACGATGCGGAACTTGTCGCCCTGATACACGAAGGTCGTGGCACACAACTCCTCCTTCAGCTCGCGGTCGTCAGGAAGCGATCCGCCGGCCCGCACCCACTTGGCCATCTCGAAGTACATCTCGCTGCGCTTGTTGAAGTAGCGGTAATCTGACGCGCGCCCGCCGAACTGGATGCCGATCACGTCGTTGCCGAGCTGGCGCATGGCGTCGATCACGCCGGCCCCGTATCCGCCCGTCTCGTCGATGAAGAATGCGTCGGCCTCTGCTTCCTTCATCTCGTGGGCGAAGTTGCTGGCCAGCAGCATGGTGTCGGGTATGCGCATGACCTTGATAGGATAGGCCACACGGCCCCGCCGCTTGGCGATCGCACTGGAGTCGTCACCTTGCCTTGCCACGTCACCCCCAAGCACCGTAGGCTCATTCCTAGTGTGTTCGCTGGTGTACACCCGGGCGACCGCGGCGTCGACGTCATCCGGTCCGAGCAGCGCATTGAACCCGGTCGGCGGGAACAGGCCGAGGATGGTGGCCATGACCCACGGGTTGTCGCGTCCGTAGGTGCGGATCATCTCACGCGCATGCTCGACACTCACCCGCGGTGTGCGCTTGGGATCGTCAGGGTCTGCAGTGATGGTGATGATGTCCCACTGCTCGCCGGCCTTGGTGCAGGACTCGTACAGCAAGCCGCTGGTGCTGGTCGGGTTGCCGGCCTGAATGATTGCTGCGTCCAGTGGGTTGCCGGTGAATATCTGCGCCGCGGCGCGGCCGACTGACGCTGGCATCTCGCCGGTCTCATCAAGCAGCACGAACGGGAATTGACTGTGCAGTCCAGACAGCGCGCGGCCGATGGCTTCTGCGTTTGCATCCTTGGCGAATGATCGGGACGACAGGAACCACGTCTCTGGGTGGTCGTTGGCGTAAATCTTTTCCTTGGTCCATGTGAACGCAGCCTTGAGGAACTCGCTGCGCTGCTGCCACTTGGAAAGCTCGGCCCAGAGGTTGTCCTTCAGGTTGTCAGCAGTGATGGACAGTGCCGCGCCCTTTGGATGCTCACCCTTGGCAGCGAAGCAGGCCAGCCTGTGCCAGCCCATCCATGCGAGCGCTGCGCTCTTGCCGGGACCAGTACACGCTTTCATGCACAGCCGGCGCGACGGATTGTAATCGCCACCGAGCTTTCCCATCGCGTCGATCTGCCATGGGTCAGGACTGATGCCGAAGCACTCGACAGCGAACTTTACCGGGTCGCGTCTCCACTCCTGAATTTTCGCACGGGCTTTGTCAGTCGGTGTCGACATTGCTGATGAGTTGCTCGAGGCTGATCTTGCCGTCGATGTGGGTGTTGATGTCTTTCGGAACGATGCGCACCCAGATGCTGGACCAGAAGAGCTTCTCGTTCGCAGGGTCTTCGCGAGCCCAGTCCACGAGTCGTTGTGTACCACCAAGCTGGTCTGCGGCATCAGCAATGGCTTGACGCACGTCTCCCGTGATCTTGTTCGGCGTACCCTTTTTCCTGCCGCCTACCTTTACTCGTACAGGTTTATCTTCCATCTACTTGACCCTACTTTAGCTATTGCTCTGAAACATCATTTACTGTTCAGGAACTATATTGACCCCGAACACATCGCGGCCGATCTCGTCAGGATGACGCTCCACCCCGGTCCATGGGTTGTAAAGCCATGCACGATCCTTGTTTGCTTTCCGCCACTCGGCTGCATCCTTGGTTTCGCAGGTGAGCATGAGCCACCCGTACCCGGGGTCGAATCTCATTGGTTGCGACTGGTAGCTCATTGCTTGATCATCTTTCTGATTCCTCTTCTTGAACTGGTACATCGCGCCACTCGCCAATCCCGTAATCATCAAGCCAATATTGCTGCAGTATGCGGTGCTCGAACAACTCACCATAATTTTCTGGGTTAAGCCCATTGCGCACAACAAACCGAAGCGCGGCTGTTGGATTCTTGGTTCTTGATTTATACACATCCATCCCCATCCTTCACCCTCCTCTTGATAACGATCAATATCTTCTCCCGGACCGCGATCTGGGAGCGTGTTCTGCACGATAGCACATCGCACACCGTTGATCTCGGGGCTCCCATGTGCTTGGCTATGCGTCTGGTTCCCCATCCCTGTTCCTGTAGGTCGAAGCACTGGTCGACTTGTGCGTCGGAGAGCTTGGCCTTGTGGTGATTCTCTCCGACCCTCCTGCCGGTTTCTGAGAAGGCTACTTTGGCCAGCACCCGGATGATCTCTTCGTCGGTTGGTGGCTTCGTGTGCGGCATGTTACTTCTTGCGCTTGACCCGGTAGATGACCAGACCAATGCCGGCAAGCATCATCATGTAGACGTTCGCGTCAGGGACTGGTGCGGTAGCGCCGAGGATCGGCTCCCACACGAACTTGCGATCGCGGCCATGGATTTGCCAGTAGCGCTTCGTGACCATCTCGTAACCCTTGATCTCGATGCCGGGTGCGACGATTGTTCCGACTGCGAGCAGGCCGGGAGGGGCTTCTGTAACCGGGATGGCTCGAGCTTGGCATGACAGCACAAGCATTACCAGCGCAGCGATCATGACGGCTGCATATCGAATCATTGCGGCGTCTCCGGTGCTTGTGCGTATCCGTATTGGCGCGCAGCGGTGGCGAGTGATGCGCCTGTGTAGTTCTGGCCCATGCCACGAAGCCTTGAAGCCACAGCAAGCAGAAGCTCACCACGGAAGTCGGTGTCGATCGCCACGATCATGTGCGCGATCTCGTTGGCCTTTGCGGTGATGACGGCTGCAGTTTTTTCGTCGGTCATGTCTGGCTCAGTGTTTGGTTGCGAGATTTGGAATCGAACCAAAAATCAGGCGTTACGCAAATACGTCAAAATTCTATTTGTGCTTTCAACCACCTTCTCAACTGTGTCACCAAGCCTACCAACCAAAAGGTTGCAGGTTCTACACAGAACCCCTCGTGGAACAAGCTTGTCGTGGCAGTGGTCGAGCACCAAATCATCCTGCTTTCCACAAATTGCGCACTTACCATCGCTTTTTTTAAGCGTCTCGACCACAAGCGATAAATCAAGACCGTGAGCGCGAGACAGGCAACGAGCCTTATTTTCTGATTTCCAAAGCGACGATGACGCCATTTGTTTTTGTCTGTTTTCTGGATACCATTTTATTCTGGAATATAAGTTGTGACATTCCTTGCACTTAGATGAATATCCATTTTTGGATGCGGACTTTTTAGAAAAACAGGATTCATGTTTTTCTTTTTTGCATGATCCACAAACAATAAGCATTTTATCAATCCATATTTGGTTGCGATCGCCGGGGATGATCCGGTCCTGCCGGGTATGAACCGGCCGTGCTTCCACTACACCACCTCGCAATTGGCTCGTGGGCTTTCACCACGAAGGTCGTCAGGCTTTGCCCTGCTTGGCTGGTTCTGTACCAACATGGGTGACGACGTTAATCGTCAAAGCCGAGTGCTACGCAGGTCGCCCTGTTCGCTATCACATCGTCACTCATGTTGGTGCATCGGGGAGAGCCGTAACCCTCCCCTCCGCGACGTTTGCTTGTTGCCAGTGGGTCTCGCTTCCCACCGTCGAACTTGTTGACCAGCGACCCGGCTTTACGGGACACCAAGCATTGGGTAAAACAATAGCACAGTATTGACCCGACACCAAGATTAAATTTCAGTGTCGTCAATCGTCGAAGCGATAGAGCCAAGATGCATCTCGATGCTTTGAGCAAGCTCCCTGACCCGGTTGAAATATGGGGCCATTTCTCGCTGAGTTTGGCTGTTCCCGATAGGAGTTGCATCAGGCCTGTCTGCTCGATAGCTGATCGTCTTGCTTGCGACTCTTGCGTTCACTTCAGCAGCATAGTC